TTTGTTCCATCATAGTAGTTACTGGAATTGAAAACTTCTACACCAATCTTTGCTTGGTAATCTCTGTATAGTTGTTCTGTATAATTATCTAACTTTTCTTTTGTATACCAAGTTTCAAAATGTGGTGCCGGCAGAAATGCATTAGGACTTCTTGTATTATCCAAGTCAACTATACCTGCCCAAATTCTTTTGTCTAAGTCTAATAAACAGGCATTTACAACATCATAGTTTGATTTTGTTGGGTCATATAAATTGTTTGTGTTATTCCAAACTAGTTCTGTTCCATCATGTAATGTGATTATATCTGTTTCAACTGTAGGTGGTGTTCCATATGCAAGCCCTAGTTTTACCATGCTTTCAGGTATATAACTATTGTTCTCTCTATCAATAAATTGTATTGTAAGAAATGCTGGCTCAGTAGTACTTACAGCGGTTGTTAAATTTTTAAGTGTAATAGTACTGCCTGCAAGAGTATAGTCAACATCTTTAACAAGTAATCTTTCATAATATTCATTACTGCCATTGTTTTCTGACAAATACAAATAAGCATGATCCATTATATTAAAGTCAGTGTTTATTGATATACTTGGATAGATTTTTGTTTGACTTGCTGTAAGATCATATCTCTGTTCTCTCTTATCTTGGAAGTAAACCATATTTGAATCAGCATATAAATCTGTTCCTTTTTTGGTTTCAGTGATTGCTTTAAGTGCATCACGTACAATGTCCCTTGTTTTCACATATCCATTTGATTTGTATAGTCTAATTACTTGAGCTCTAAATCTATCTCTAAATCCATGAAAGTCACGTGCTTGTGCAAACAGAGCTTCTCTTGCATCAAATGCAGTATTGGCATATGTGTAATCGTGCATGATACTAATATCATCATACATATATATTGTACCACCAGTGTTATGCAATTTAACATCTTTGTGGTAACTATTAATACCAAAACTTTGCCCTGTTAAGTTTGGTGACTTATATATAATATCGTTCCAATGGTCAAATGTTTCACTAATAGTAAATTCAAGTAATTGCTTGTTAGTTGCATTATGTTCAAGTACATCAGGTATGCTGTATACTTTTGCATCATTTGTTGCATCTACTTCTCTAAATTCTAAATCAATAATACTATTTTCTTCTACAAGGTCTGCTGGTACAACTATTGAGTCTGTATTAATTGTATACTCTTCTTGTCTAATACGCTTGCCGTCAATATATAGATCATGATATAGATAGTCATCATTATCTAAAATAACAATACGTGCCTTATTAGTAGCTGAATAACCATAGTATAATATTCCAGCAGTATTTGGCATTACTATTGTTGTTACATTTCCACTTGATGTAACGTTTGTTGTATGTGCAGTGCCAGCAAAATCGCTATAGAAATTTATATTATTTTTACTAATGTTAATAAAGTTATAAGTTTCACCTGCTTTGACTGTTAGTGTAGGCTTACCTTCTTTACGTTCATTAAAAATACCAAATGCAAAGTTTTCAGTAACAGTAAAGTCTATATTAGGACCATATGTATGTACAACAAATTCTCTTGCAGATTTAAAACTATCTGTGCCGTATGGGATAGTTTGTGCTGAAGTTGCATCAGTAACAATCTGTTGATACTTTTCTTTTGCACCACGCATTACATTGCCAGGAACATAAGCGTTCTTTACAATTCCTTTTTGCTTATAACTGTAGTAGCCTTTAATTGTATCTGTATCTACAAGTCCACCATCAGGAGTTATTAGACTAAATGTAAATTTATCTTTATCCTGATAGTTTACAAATTCGTATTCTGCTCTATGGCCCATATCTTTAAGACTTACGACCATGTCAAGTTCAGGATCAATTGTTGTACCTGAACCTATCTTATATCCAAATAATTTAGATCCACCTCTTTCGCCATCAGCATCTTTCACATACCTAAATGTACTATTAGGATATTTTGTTATATCGTCTAATCTTGTGTTTTGTCTTTCATCGTCAAACAAATAATATAACGGTGGATGATTGACACGATCCTTTGTATATCCCACCATAGTCTGTGGTGTGTCGCTAACCCACAAGTCCTGTCTAATATAACTTGACTGTAATGTTGCTGTGTCTGCTGTACTTGTTCCAAGAGCATTTCTTATAATGAATGTATCACCTACTGTAAGAGTTTTGTAAACTGGATCTGTACTTTGTGTGGCATCACGTGTGTATGATGTTGCAACATTTTCTACTATGTAGGTTGTGCCATTTTGTAGTTGACTTGCTAGACTTGCATCTCTTAATATAAAGTCTATAGGTCCTTGAAATTTCTGTACTGTGCTATCATTACTATGTTTGATAAGATGTATACCACCTTCAAATTCAATGATAGGACGCTTTGCTTGATTATCAAGAGTAGTGAAATTTTCTGCATCCATAAATGGATTCATGTCTGCCAATTTAAAAATTGTATCTCTGTGAATCCAGTGATTGGATCTACTCCATGCTGTAGCAATAGGATCATCTCTGTTAATAACAATATAATCTTTTAATGCTGTTGGTGTATACCATGTATCCCAATTTGTATTACTATCCCATGTATGTTCTAAGTAGGATTGAGCTTTTGCTATTTTATCTGGTGTTCTATTTGTTGTTACTACTTCCTGTGTAATTTCAGTTCCTGAAACTGATGCCCTAATAATATCTTTGAATATTACATTGCCACTTGTATCAACTTCTACCCAGTATATTGAATGTTGTTCTTCTGTTGTTAATCCGGGCCAACCCGTGCCAAACCTTACTACCATACCATTCGCTAGGTAAATCTTTCTGTCATTACCAGAGTAAAACCATAATGCAGGTGCAGTATTAGTATTTGGATCTGCTAAATCTGCATTGTATGCTTGCATTATTGTAATAGGTGAGTTACCACGTGCGTCTGCTATATTGCCTTTTTTGTAGGTAATATCCAATACATCTATACTATCCCAATATCCTTTTGTATGATTTGTGTAAGTATTTTCATCTGTCCAAATAGGGTATGGGCGTTTATTAGTAGTACCAAAAACTGTACGTTGCTCATTGTAAAGACGTAAGTTAATTTCCTTGCCAACACCTGTTACAAGATAAATGTTGTTGCTTAAAGAACCATAACCCAGTTCTAACTTAATACGCATTCCGTCTTCTAAATCAAAACTGTTATTATCATCTACAAATGTATGTGTTACTTTTCCGTTAATATCTGTAATAGGATCTACTGCATATGTTGCTGTGCCATTTGTATTATCACTTTCATATACAGGTAAGTTTGGAACCCAATAGTAACTTGTAAAGTTAAAAAACTTATCTACATCAATTGGCGGCTGATATACATAACCCTGGGTAGTGTATGCCGAATTATAATTATAGTCATCGAAGTATTGTTCAACTGCCTGGGCCACATCGTCAAATGCAATACGTGTATCACTAACGATTGTAGGAGAAAGTTGTACATTATTATTTTTTGTATCTAAGTATTTTGTTTGTTCTGTTTCAGTTCTAGACTTGCCTGACTTATCACCAACATAAGCATCAATATCTTCTAGCATACCTTTAGATACTAGTTGATCAAATGTACTATCAAGCCACTGCTTATTAATTCTAGTTTGAAAGGCGAATGGGAGGTAATCACTACTCTTTACATTTACTGTAGGGTAGTTACCAATCTTTCTTTTGTTCTTGCTCTTTTTGGTTTTAGAGCTCTTGTAATCTTTATAATCGGCCATTAATAAGAGCCCTGTGCTAAGTTAATATTTGCCTGTGTCAGGCCTGAAATAATATCAATGTCAGTAATACTTATGTCAGGAATAAGTAGCTGATCTTTGAATGGAGTAATCTGGAATAGATCACCAAATACTGCATTTGTGCCTAATGGAACAATTACAAAACTACTAATTACACCTGCAAGTTCTTTATGTACATAAGCCGCAAGTTCTGTGAAGTAAAAACTTTCACCGAACTCCCAATTAGCAGGATTAAAATATTCTTCAATTACATTTACAACTTGGTTTTTGATTTCATTATCTGTAAACTTTACGCCTGCCATTTTAATAATTCTAAACTTAGCTCTAAACTCTGTATCCGATTTAGGACCAAATATAACTTTATAGTTTGCAGGCCTGTATACAATACTATCACTCATTGCTTTACGCTCTGTTTGATCATCAAAGGCACTACGTAAACTTGTAACTGTATCTGCTACTGGCATACCAGCTTGGCCTGTTGTATCTTTGAGGTAAGCTCTAAACTTTGTATCATATGTTGTTGATAATGTAAACACATCAATTAAGTTTGTAAATGATGGATCAATAAGTTCATTATGATCAGGAACATGTGTCCATTCATATCTTAAATTTTCTTTACCAAACACAGTATCCAAGTCACCATCATTATCAATATCAATGTCTATTTCATTTGTGCCAACTACATCTGAAAACGCTTCAGGATTATCTGGTCTATCATTATCATCTGCATCAACACTTGCAAGGATAACTTTTGTAGGATCATATACACCTGACTTATCACCATCAGTTTTAAAATCATATCCCCAAATGTAAAATGTTGTACTTGGAAATCCTGCTGTTGATGTGTCAGTAACTAATACTTTATCTCTTTTCTTCTTGCGTGATTCGCCGTCCATAAAGAATTCATTTGTAATATTACTAAATTCCATTTGATCAGTTGTAAGTTCGTATCTTAATACTCGCTGTACGATTGACCACTTATCAACATTGTTACTTGATTCATAACTTATATGTATAAGCCAGTTATTATCTTTTGTGCTACTTGCAACACCAGTACCAGTACCTGGACCAGTTGCTATGAAGTTTGTGCCTACAGTATTTGCACCAGCACCAATTAATGTAAAGTCTGTATTACCTAGACTTTGTATTTTATATTCAAGTCCAGTAATATATTGTCCTGCAGTTACATTAAGATTTGTACTAAACTCTGTTGGAAATGTTATATTGCTACCTGTTGGTAGTGGACTACGCTCTACTATTTCCCACGCATTATTAATGTAGTCATACTTTAATGCAAAAGTTTGTTTTGCTTTTATATAATCAATTACAGTATTGCGTTCTGTTTTTGTAAACTGTCTGCTTATTGCTGGGTAAATTGTTTCCAGTGTTGCGTTTGAAGGTATTGCTACATCAAGGCTAATTGCACCCTGATCATCAGGTGTAATACCTGTAGGATCACCACTTGCATTATCAACACCTAATCCATTATTATAAATTCTTTTTACTTGTGCCCAATACTCTGTGCCACCATATGTAAACTTTAGCATAGCACCAGTTCTAATTAGTTGCAAATATGAAGATTGATTTTCACCAACACCATGAATTGTTGTACCATTTAGAAAATATCCTGTAAGTGGATACTGTGTACTTTGTGCCCAACTAAATGAATTTAAACTGTATGTGGATTTTAGATCTACAAATGTAGTTGCAAATTTATTGTAATATAAATTAATGAGCTCATCATCACTTACAAACCTTTTGATATAAGAATCAAAAACTTGTGCCGCAGATATATCACTTGCAATGGTTGTCTTTCTTTTATTGCAACTATATAACTTTCCATCAGTTCCAAATAATCTTAAATTACTATATGCACCTGTTGGGTCTTTTAAGTCCACATATCTACTAAAGCCACTGTGCGTTCTATTCACAGCCTTAATTTTTTTCATGTTATCACTAGTGCTACCGAGAAAACCGTTATAGTCACTTGCTGTGATCATTCTATTCTGGCTTGCATAACTTTGTGGTGCTGAGACTCTTATGTCATCTATACTCTCTGCACTACTTGCACTGTTCACTGTACTCTTAAGTTGAACAACAAATGTTGCTGTATATGTATTGTTGTCAGCACCTTTGTATGTCATGTTAATACGCTTTAGGCCAATGTCATCGGGACGTAACGTATATGTTTCGTCAAGGCTTGATCTAAACCATACTCTTATAATTCCGTTAGGTAAGTTGCCAAATGAACTGTCTGCAAACTGTATGCTTATTCTATTGTCTACTAATGACTTTACACTAAAGATATCTCTTATTCCATTTGAAAGATTATTGAATATAACATTTGTTCCAAATACTTCATTAACCTTAGTCCAGTTTTTAATTACTGTTCCATCTTGATTAATGGTTTGTACCCAAACGTCTGTTTGGTTTATATTCTCTGCGTCTACATCAAGTGTGATACCACTAACTGCATCTTGTACATTAAAGTCTTGAAAGTCTAAGTTGCCTTCTTTTAAGCCAAAGAAGAAACCTGTATTATTACTTAATACACCCTGCCCATCATTTTTATATAGGATACTAAAAGCACTTTGTGGATCAGGAGACTTTTCTTCATAGCGTAATGTGTCTGTATTGTAATCTGAACTATATGCATTAAATGTAGTTTGTGTGCCTTGTGCTATACCAGTAAAATTAAAAGCAACTTGGTTTTCTGTATTGTTGAAGTTGTAAAACTGGTTTACAACATTATCAACTGTAACCTGTTTGCGTGGTGAGCCAAATGGATTTGTGCTTGCAAATACAGCATTCATAATATTAATAAAGTTATCTAAATTATCTGCTGATGTACTATTTTCAAAGTTAAACTCTTGCCCAGATAAAGTTGTACCGTTATTTCCAATTATATCTTCATTTGTTTTGACTGAAACAACTTTTACAAAACCACTTGCTGTTGTATTTCTTCTTGGTGTATAGCCTAAGAAGTTTGCAAGTTTATAAACAGAGTCTGTTCTTTCTGCTGTGCTGATAAAGTTATTACGAGCATTAATATCAATTCGGAAGGCAAGGGCATGACCAAAACGTGCGACAACGTCTAATAGGCTTACAAATTCTGCTGACTCTACCCAGTCATTGTAACTTTCTGGATAGTTTTCTCTGATGTATGATACCATGCTATCACGTATCGTATCAAAATCATATGCCTGTAAGTTTGCATTTATGTATGATTCATATACCGCTGTATAATCTTCAGCCGCAAACAGTTTGGTTTGTCGTTGTGCCTGTGCCATTATAGTTCCTCAAATTCTCTATCAAATTTAAGTTCCAGTACTACTGGTGTTGAAGTGGGTATGTAGTTTAGTGTCGCATTTACCTCAATCTTTGATTCGTCAAAGTCAACTAAAATTGTATTCTTCTCAATACTGAAACGTGGATCATAACTGATTACATCAAGAACATCCTGCTTGACTAAGTCAACTGTGATATTATCAAGGGGTTCCATGACATAAAATGGTAGCATACTACCAAAGTTTGGATTTGTCCACTTCTCTCCTTTGCGAATCTGGAAGTGATTCTCAAGGTCACGCTTTGCTAATGCAACTCCTGTGAGTTGTTTAGGCGTCATGGACTGGTCAATCGTGCTATATCCGTAAATTTTTTCCATACTAATATTTATACAAAAAAACCGCCCTATTTAGGCGGCTTTGTTTTTGACAATAATTAATTCATCTGGCCAACTAATATAAGTTTTCCAGGATATATCTGATATATGTATGGGGATATTTTTAAATTTATGGTTTAATTCGTGATATGTTGGCTTTATAGGCTTTACTTTAGGGCGTTCCAACTTGTTGCCTTTGTTCCAGTTGCAGGTCTTACAGGCAGTAGTGCAGTTTTCCCAACTACTTACCCCGCCCAAGTACCGGGGGAGAACATGATCCACGGTGAGTTCCTGCTGTGGAAACTCTTCTAAACAGTATTGACAGGTGAACTTATCACGTATAAACATATTTCTACGTGAAAACTTTGCTGATACAGGCAGTTTGTGATAACGCTTTAGCATAACAATACTGGGTTTTTGCATACTGAAGTTTGCACTACGCACTAACTCATCATAGCTCTCAAGTATTCTTACTTTGTCTAAAAAATAGACTTTGATTGCAAGTTGCCAGCTAATTGTACTAAGCGGACATAGGCTTACAGGTTGTGCATCAGCATTTAGTAACAATACTGGTTTGCTCATTTTTTAATCCAGGTCCATACTGCTAAATCTACTGGAGGTCTACCAAAGTCTGGCTCTCCATGTTTCTCTTCAGGTAATCCACCAGCCGCTTTTTCTGTTGCTGGTTCAATCAAATATTCTACTTTATCTTTGTAAGCCTCATGCATCTCGTCTACGTTTTCCCAATTCCAATTATGTTGTTGGTGGCCTCGTGCATATAATGCTTCTTCTTTATCTAAATGTAATCTTACTCTTACAATAAAAATACCGCCAGGCTTTACCCAGTCAATTGCCATTCCGAACTGACTAATGATATTATCAAACGTTCCAAAATTTAGACTGCCCAATGCCATAACAACATCAGCACATTCATGTTGGAAAATATTCCTATTATAAACTTCTTCAAGTGACATATTAAAATCTGCTTCAGGATAATCTGAAACATCTAATCCAATTAGATTAGGAATTAGTCCTTTAAAATTATTTTTACCACAACCAATATCAATTACTAGTTTTGGATTTCTTTCATTTACAAATGGAATTAAGTTTAGGCTTGATAAGTTATGCGTAGCCCAACGCTCTTTGCTGTAAGGAGCCCAATCAAAATGTTCTTTTACAGCTTCTATACTATCTAATTTAGGCATTGTTCTCCTGGTATAGTGCCACTATACGCCTCATTCTTGTTTGTGTCATTTTGGGCAGAAACCTTTTGGTTTCTGCATAGTAAACATACTCTGCTTGTTCTTTTGCTATGTCGTTTATAAATCTGTTAGGATATAATTGTCTTATCTTTTGAATACCCTCAGCCTTAATTATACTTCTATCTTTATTTCTACCGTAATCACCAAGCATCATTATCTTGGCTTCACCCTGCCTAATGTTGCGTTGAAAGCCACTTAATATTAGTGCAGAAGCATACCATTGCCATTGTCTTGTTTCAATGTATTGTTGTATTTGAAACTTGCGTGATGCTGTTCCTACACTAAAAATATCTCCAGTGTGATAATATAAACTAAGCATAGCATCATATTGTGTCTGTGTCAACTGAGAAATGTTTCCAAGTATACCTTTAAATTTTCTTTCTGTGAACTTAAATTTATCTATCCAAAAACTAAACGCTTCAGATTCTGTAAGTCCAATATCATTAATTTTTTCTGATGTACCATATCCAATTACAAGTCCACTGCCATATTGATATCCTTGCCATTCCTGTTCTCGGATTAAAAAATTAATAAGTTGTGAACTTGCTTCAAGGTTTTTTAAATCCTTAAGATCATCAACCATTGACTCAGACTTTTTTGTGTATAAGTCAAATTCTATTAGATCCTGTTCTGTAAGTATTGAAGAGAGTTTAAATTCCATTAGTTTGTATTACCTTTTGCAACATTAAATTTCTCTTGTACTCCTGTAGCACCTTTCCACGGATGGTGCTCTGGCACTCTAGTACCTGCACTTTCAAGTACATTTGTGTTTTCAACTAATTGATTCATTTCAATTTTAGTTGCTGGTGTTGGTGCAGGACCATTCATATCAATACGTCCTGCCTGTTCTTTATAGTTACCGGCCGCAATCATATTTCCATTTTGTCCTGCTTCAAATTTAAAATCTTTAGCGGCAAATAAATCATAGTCGCCAGCAGTTGCTTCAACTTTAATTCCGTCTGCACCAATACTTTTAATTTGTACACCGTTGTCTGCCTGCATGTTAATATTACCTTTAGCATGAAGATTAAAATCACCTTCAGCATGATAACTTATATCTTTTTGACTATATACATCTATTCTACCATCAGCGTCCATTTCAATATATGCATTACCATTATGATTTGTAATGAATACAATTTGTGTTGCATCATCCATTAATACTTGGGCTCCGCCTCTGGTGCGTATTCTAATATTTTTACTATTACCTTCTGCATCACCATCGTCCATTGAAATAACATGGCCATCAGATGTTGTAAGTCCGAAAACTCTACTAGGTGACTCACGTCTTGCACTGCTCATACTATGTCCACGTACAAAGTCGTTTTCTAATCCTTGATCAATTAGTTTTTGGCTTCCTGTTGGATCAGCTGGTTTAGTATCTGGATCGTTTTGATCATAAGGATTTTTTTCAGATACTGGTAAAATGGTGCCTTGTTGTGCATAGTTTAATGCACTTGCTTTACCGCCCATCATATGGTTTCTATCAATACCTATAGCACTTCCTAAGAGGTATCCAACATTATGTCTTGATGTAAATGCACATATAACTTCTGTACCTATAGCCGGTGGTTGTGGCCACATGCCGTAACTTTTTGGAGCACCACCCTCTACTGACTCATCTGCACCATACTGTGTTGGATCACCACTTGCTTCTTTAGGACTTGTGTAACCTCCAAATGGTGTAACTAATAAAACATGGTATGGCGCACCACCTGAACCAAATTCAGGAAAGTGTACTTTAATTCTACCAGTGTAAATTGAATCATCATTGGCAACTACTGTGCCAACATATACACCGTTTAGAAGATTAACTCCACCAAGTCCACCCTGTTTAACTTTCTCAGGTGTTCTACTATTTGTACTTTGATATGCCATTATAAATTCTCCAGTTCATTTTGCATTAGGTATGTACTAAAGTTTCTATTCCTAATACATGATAACGTCTGTGTAAACTGTCCGCCTGCTAATTTTTGATCTGCTTTAAAAACTTCATATATTCCACTTGCCGCAGTATCCAACCCACCTCTTCTTTGATTTTCTGTATATGCAACACTTTCTTCTGGTCTATAAGTTAGAAAGGCAATATAGATTGTAGAGTTTTGTAAGTCCTGGAGTTGTACTTCAGTACCTGAGATAGTAGTACCTGTACCCATCCAGAATGGATCACCTTTAATTTCTAATGTCATATTTAAGAAGTCTTCTTCACGCCTTGCCATATTTCTATCATGCATCGCATCTAATGCAGTACCAGTTTCTTCATTTGTATTCTGTGCTTTACTACCTGTTGCTTCAACACCATACTGTACACGTTCAATAGGAATACGATCTACTTCTATTTGACTTAGGAATGCACGTTGTCCAGGTGCAATAGTTGTTGCACGAAGTGGTTGACTAGGCACTTTCATTTGACTTGTTTCAGGATAATTTTGTCCTTGGTTAGGATCTTGTGCAATAAAAAATGTGTTATTTACATTTAGATCAAAACCCATGACTTCAGTATTTTGTCCTGAGTATAACCAAAAGTATTTTTTAACAATACTCTCAGATATTGCTGAAGCATAAGTCTGCTGTTTTTGTTTATTTGTAATGTGTTCTTCTTGTTTCTTTGCGTCTACATCAGGGTGTGTTGAATCTCTGAATAAACCTACTGTAATTGTAATCTCAACTTCTGGAGTGTTAGTTCTAGGATCATTCTTGTCAAGTTGTTTTACTTCTGTACTTGCTCTAATTATTGGTACCTGTCCAATTAATTTTTTCTGTTTTGCTGAATACTGATTAAACACTGGACTGTTTCGTGTAATCATAACTTCTAAATAATCAGCAACGTTTGTGTTTTGATTTATAATAGCATCACGAGTACCTTTTTCATTTTGTGTCATTTTTGTAGCAGTACCAGTATCACCTGTACCTTGCATTGGACTCTCTGCTAAGTTTATTGATGCTACTGATGAGCGGGCCATACCAGCCGCTACTCTCAATCCATGATCAACACGAGTGTCAGCAGTTACGGCTTCTCGTTCAATACCAGCAAGTTCAGGTGCTAATTTAATTTTCCAATGCTTTCTTGGCTGTGGATTACCTTGATCCTGCTTGCTCATGTCTTCTTCATATTTGTTACATGCACGTTCTGTTGCTTTAATAAAATCTGCAACGGTAGTGAAATCTTGAATTTCAACATTTGTATAAACACTTGATTGATATTTTGCCATACGTTGATTGTTAAGTGCAATTATATCATATGTTGTTCCTGATTCAGAAACACTTGCTTGTATCTCCTGAAATACTAAACTATAAAGGAAAATATTAGGATACTGCACACGTAAATCAGTTTCAGGATCTCTACCTACAAACTCTACCTTTAATACATAATTTGCACTTGCTATTGTAGAAAATCCAAATATAGATGATACTGCTAAAATTTTATCAAGAAAATTAAATCCTAATACTTCTTGTAATTGAAACTGTACAACACCCGTAGATGCATCTACGTTCTTTTGTCCACCTCTAATAAATGTTGTTAGGTTTACATTGTCTATACTAAAAACTGTAGTTGCACCAGTCTCTGCAATAATAATTGCATCACCTTTTTGGATAGATCCACTATCGTTAGCAAGAGCATCTGGTGAATTCCACAATGGTTTCTTAACAAGATATAACGTAAGTTTATATCCAGCAAGGTTAACACTACTGTTCCAATTTCCATTTATATTTGTTTTGTACATTATGAGAATTTTTCTGGAACTTGAAGTTCCATACCTGCTTTTAGATCTAGGATAGGATCAACTAATTTGTCTTGATTAAATTCTGCAAACACCCACCAAAGTCTTGAATTTCCATAAAGATCGTTTGCTAGAACATCTGGTCTTTGGTCGTATTTTGCTTCAACAATCAGAGGGCTTGTAACTACATCTGCTTTGTTAGAAACAAGTTCATCTGTTATACTGAGATATTTACCATTAACAATTCTGTTATTTCTGAAATTACTATCAGGTCTATAAATTGTTGTCATTAGATATAACCTTTCCTCAATAAGTCTCCTGACGCATAGTCTTTAAAGTTCCACTCGTCACGTAACTGGCCAGGTGGATGCTGTGGTGCAAGGTCAATACTAAACAATATACTTGTTGGTACTGTTGATGACTCAGCTGGAATATTAACGTCTGGTTGTTTTTCAAAAGATTCAGTTATATCGCCACCGGCATTATCCTGAGTTTGTAATTCATTTTGTATATTATTACCATTTGCATCTAGGTTAGTTACGTCTACAAATCCACCTTCCAAAAATTGTGCCGCTTGTGTTTGTATTGAAACGTAATCTACATCTTCAGGTAAAGTAAAGTTTACACTTCTAACAATTACAGGAATATTGTTAAACATTTCTGTTCCATAACCATTAAAAACTAGAACGGGAGGCGGTGTGCCTGCATCAGTTCTTCTAAGTCCATTGTTATATGCCCCGAAATCGCTCTTAGTTGCTGTGCGTAAAAAATGCATACATGCAAGCATATACTCTGCTTCTGTTAGAGTGTTTGCTGTGAATACAGCAGTCAGCTGAAGTGACACATTAGGAGTCATACTATAAAAGTGTGGTTGTTCAACGCTTTGATTAATATCATATGTTCCATAGTTTGCACTATGATTGACGTTTATTGTTGGCGTATATGGAAATACAATTCCGTTGCCAGTCTTTTTTAATGTTTCTAATGTTTTTTCTAACCATGAAGGATTTTTTGTATATAGTCTAACTTTATGTTCTCCAGGTACACCAGCAATACTTTGTTTTACTCTTGGTCCTCTTGGTTGATTTGTTACTTCTTCTTTAGTGACATTTTCACCATCGAATCCTGTGAATGCACTGCCAGTTGTAATATCTCTATAATTACCATCTGCATCTTTAGATACATTGTTCTTAGGTATTAATTTACCATCAGGTGTAATAATATATTTCTCTCTATCAAATGGAAACTCACCTTTATCAGCTAGTTTGTTCTGAGCATCAATTATTTTTATATGATCTTCAAGTAAACTGTCTTTAATTAAACCTTCTTCATTTAATTTTATCGCCTCTTCTTTTGTGAGATATTTAATGCCACCTGTATTAGGTATTCTTTGGCCCGCCTCATCAAGTTCATTAAACACCAATACTGGTGCTCTATTCGGATCCTTTTCTACATCGATTTGCGATTCGTACTGTGAGCCTGGTGGTGCTTCAAATTCTGAGTCAGGAGCAAATTCTCCTCTACCAGAAAGTGCGTCCTGTTGTCTTGGAGTAATTCCTCCAGAAGGTATGTGTGCTCCACCTGAACCATCAAGTGAACTTCCACTTGCTATAGCATTTTCTTCTTCTGCGGCGGCTATAGCATCCTTATTATCATCACTTGTGCCTTGTCCGCCACGTTGGTCAGTTTTTGCGGCACCTGTATTCTTTACCTCTACTTCTACTGAAACTTCTTTTTTCTCTACATTATAGGTAGATCCTTTGGCTGATTCAACAGGTTCAATTGTTCCTTCGATGATTCCGGATCTATATCTACCTGTGGCAACAGTGTCAATATAGCCTTCATCACGCCTTCTTTTAAGATAACTGTGTCCAGGAATACTACGGCTTTTTGGATAATCATATGGCTTACCGTCAGGATAGTCAGGTGATGTGTTTTGGGAATCTACTAGACGAATATCGCCTCGTGTTGTATATCCTGTTGGAATCATTCTGCCATCAGGATTATCTTTTGTACGTACATCAATACCTGAACGTTTTAATCTTTTAGCAACTAATTTGGCTTTTATATCACGGTACGCAGGATCTTCTTTCTTAACAGTGTACATGTTAAGGCCTGAAATAGTACCTACTACCTTTTTCTTAGTTACGGTGGTTTTACCCTGAGGATATGTATCTGCCATTATGTTAACCTATTTTCAATAAACTTAAATACACGTTCATTCATTTGACCAAAAAACGCTTGGAACACTTTTTTCTTTTCTGCTTCAGGTTTTTCACTTGCCATTGTTTGACGAAAATCTGTTGCACTCATGCCACCTTCATTTACTGGCATTGTTACAAAGTATACACGATTCTCATCTGGTGTCTGTAATTTGCTTGTGTCATCTGGTAATGGTGCAAGTACACCTCCAGATTTAAGACGTCCTGCGTCTTTTTCACTAAATGCAAGTACTAATGCATATTCTGAATCACTTCTCCCTACTTTTACCTGTTCAGGTCTATAAGGTAGTGTGTTTACAAACTTGTCAGTTGGAATACCAAACATTTCATTTGCAATACTTGCCTTTTCTTCAAACGTAAAAGGATCAGTAGTAAAGTCACCAGACTTATGCATAGCCTGTTGCTTTTGCCCAAAAGTGGAGGCGATAAATACATTGTCAGCACCAAAGCGTTGTGCTAAACTCTGGTATAATGCAAAATGTCCTTTATGCATGGGTTGAAATCTACCACCATAAAAAACAGTGACACGATTTGTGGTTGCTTCGGTTAATAAATCGGAATATCGCATTTCGTTCTCCTATATTGTATTTATACTCAAGAAAAGTGCTTGACAATCAATAACTTAGCGTATACAATGTAAGGTGTACAGATAAGGAATAGCAATGGCAAGAAATTACCTAAACAATAGAGACATGTTGTTAGAAATACACAAGTCTAAGATGACCTATTGCTACTGTGATGATGACAATTATTATTTTTATGATTTAATATTAGATAATGTTGAAGAAATAACAAACGATAGAATTGAAGAAGCAAAACAGAATAGAGCATCAAGATTACAAAAATTAGCACATGAAGAAGCAGTATTACAGTGGGAGAAGGGATTATGGGATAAAAAACGTAAACCAAGAGCCGCTGAATTTGCTATTGACCCTAATACAATTACTGAAAAAGAACTTGTAATGAGAGTCAATACATATGAACATATTCCTAGAGAAGATAGGAAGAACACACCCAAAACCGAGGCAGATCACCATACAAAGGTAAACTTCCCACCATTTAAGCATTATGCACTTGTTGGTAATAACTGGAAAGAAGTAGTACGGAGCCACTGGAAAGGAGACTTGACAGATGGTCATTTCTGTGTTACACATGGTAAGACAAACGATAAGTTAGCAAAAATGTATCTAATGCTATGCCATAGATACAGTATGCGTGGTAACTGGCGTGGATATACGTATGTGGATGAGATGCGTGGGCAGGCTATTCTTCAGTTAAGTCAAATTGGATTACAATTTAACGAAGCTAAGAGTCAAAACCCATTTGCATATTATACGGCGGCTGTTAATAACAGTTTTACCCGTGTTCTCAATTTAGAAAAACGTAATCAAAACATCAGAGACGACTTATTAGAAGAAGAAGGACTTAACCCTAGTTTTACACGAACATTTAATGCAGAGTGGGAAGCAAGGCAAGCCACAAACCCAAATAAGGAATAAGATTTGCTATTCGATAAAGTAGTGGTCTTTACAGACATTCACTTTGGTATGAAGAATAATAGTCGCTTTCATAACAAAGACTGTGAAGATTTTATTATATGGATGATTAACCAGGCCCATGAACGTGGTATACGTAAGTGTATATTCATGGGAGATTGGCATCATCATAGGGCGACAATCAATGTATCTACACTCAACTATACAGTAAGTAACTTACGTCGGTTGAGTGAAAGTTTTGACGAAGTATATATGATTATGGGTAATCACGATTTATATTATCGTGAGAAGCGAGAGATCCATAGTATTCCAATGGCAGATGAATATGATAATATTCACGTTGTTACAGATGATATACTTGTCAAAGACGACGTTGCCATAGTGCCGTGGTTAGTTGATGATGAATGGAAAAAATTAAAACATGTGGAATGTCGATACATGTTTGGCCATTTTGAACTCCCCTCGTTCTATATGAACGCAATGGTACAAATGCCTGATCTAGGACATGGGCTAAAAGCTGATGATCTCAGAAAACCAGAATTTGTATTTTCCGGACACTTCCACAAACGACAGCAAGATGGCAACGTCATTTACACAGGCAATGCCTTCCCACACAATTACTCAGATGCATGGGACGATGAACGTGGTCTTATGTTTTTAGAATGGGGAGGACAACCTGAATTTGTACAATGGCCAGATGCACCAAAGTATAGAACAATACCTTTAAGTAAACTTATTGACAATCCTGAAAAAATACTATCAAGTAAAACACACTGTAGGGTAACACTTGATGTAGGTATTACATATGAAGAAGCAAACTATATTAAAGAAACGTTTGCACAACAGTATGACTTGCGTGAGATTGCACTCATGCCAGCAAAGAAAGAAGAACATGCTACAGATTGGAATACAAATAATGATATACAAGTTGAAAACGTAGATCAAATTGTACTAAACCAACTACAAGCAATTGATTCTCCTACAATCAAAAACTCCCAACTAATAGAAATATATAATAGTCTATAATGCTAAACATAAAAAATATCACTGTAAAAAACTTTATGAGTGTGGGTAATGTTACACAGGCTGTAACATTTGATCATGCTGGACTGACACTTGTGTTAGGTAATAATATGGATCTGGGTGGTGATGGATCTCGTAATGGCACAGGAAAAACAACAATCATTAACGCATTAAGTTATGCGTTATATGGCAATGCACTATATAATATTCGTAAAGATAACTTGGTAAACAAAACCAACAACAAACAAATGATGGTTACTGTTGACTTTGAGAAAGATGGTATAGCATATAAAATTGAACGTGGACGTAAACCCAATGTGTTTAAGTTCATGGTTAATAATACTGATCAAGCAAACACAGATGAAATGCAGGGTGAAGGTAGAGAAAGCCAAGCAGTAATTGAGAATATACTTGGTATGACGCACAACATGTTCAAACATATTGTTGCACTTAATACATACACAGAACCTTTCCTAAGTATGAGGGCAAACGATCAGAAGGATATGATTGAGCAACTACTGGGTATTACACAACTTAGTGAAAAGGCTGAAATACTTAAAGAGCGTGTACGTAACACAAAAGACGCAATACAAGAAGAAACACACCGTATCCGTGCTAATGAGGAAGCAAATGAACGCATTGCAAATAGTATTAAAGATATGGAAAGACGTAAAAAAGTATGGGCTGATAAAAAAGTCAATGATATCAAGGACTTACAGACAGACTTACTTACACTACAACAAGTAGATATTGATGCTGAAATACAAGCACATGCATTGTTTGAAGAATTTAATAACAAACGTACACAAATTGAAACACTTAATAGTGAAATTGCTAGACTAGACACAAGCATTCAACGTGAACAAAAACGTAAAGACAAAGCACAAGCAGACTTGGATACTACACTAGATCATAAGTGTTATGCATGTGGACAAGAGATTCATGACGAGCAACATGAGAAAATGATTGCTCAAAAGACAGAATTAGTAGAAGAATCGGTAAGGCATCTTGCTTCTGAGAGCGAAATGCTAAATGAATATAAGAGCGCCTTAAATGAACTAGGTGAATTGGGCGATGCCCCTACACTACACTACGATACATTAAGTGAAGCATACGAGCATCAAACAAAACTAGGAGCGTTAGAAAGCAGTATTCAAGAAAAAGAGAATGCAGATGATCCTTACGAGGATCAAATACAAAGTTTAAAAGAAACTGGCTTACAAAACATAGACTGGACAGAAGCTAACAGATTAACAGAACTGAAAGATCATCAGGACTTTTTGTTAAAACTACTAACCAGCAAAGACAGTTTTATTCGTAGACGTATTATTGAACAAAATCTACAGTTTTTAAACACACGTCTTGAGTACTATATAACTAGACTAGGACTGCCACATGAGGTGCAGTTCCAAAGTGACTTAACAGTTAGTATTGTACAGTTAGGACAGGATTTAGATTTTGACAACTTATCACGTGGTGAACGCAACAGACTTATATTAGGACTTAGTTGGGCATTCCGTGATGTATTTGAAAGTATGAATCATCCTATTAATCTTGTATGTATTGACGAACTAGTTGACAGTGGTATGGATACCATTGGCGTTGAAAGTGCGTTAGGTGTATTGAAGAAGATGGAACGTGATAGACATAAAAATATTCTGCTTATCTCTCATCGTGATGAACTTGTTGGTCGTGTTAATAGTGTACTACAGGTTACAAAAGAAAACGGCTTTACAACGTTTAACACAGAGGTAGAGATAGTAGATGCATGATGATGACGATTACATCTCAATCAATACAAATGATGTTACATTAGGTACATATGATACAGTTACAATCCCTTCTGTATCAATGGCTCCAAGCACAATCACACTCAGCATGCCTGAGGAAGATTTGTTTGTAAAAACTCCTGACTACGATAGTAGGAAAGTTAAACAGGAGTTAGGGATTGATATGATACAGGAATTAAAAAGAAGTTTTGGCGAATAATTGGCTTTACAATGGCAAAGAAGTATTGGAACTCCCAGAAGAATGTGTAGGCTTTGTCTACTTAATAACCAATACTACAAATGATAGAAAATACATAGGCAAAAAACTGGCAAGATTTAGCAGATCAAGACCACCACTCAAAGGCAGAAAAAACAAAAGACGATATAAAGTAGAATCAGATTGGCAAACTTACTATGGCTCAAATGATGAATTAAACACAGACGTAGAACAATTAGGCACAGACAAATTTACCCGAGAAATATTATATTATTGTAACTCCAAATCAGAATGTAGTTACCTAGAGGCACGTGAACAATTCTCAAGAAAAGTACTAGAATCAAACGACTACTACAATGGCATTATTCAAGTAAAAGTACACGGCAAAGGCATAATCAAACAACAACTTAACGGCTAATACAGAACCCTACATGCTCAGTTTGATCGGGATGGCTCGATCCGCTTTGAGTTCACAGACACCTGTGTTCAGATTCTGGCGTGCATAATTTAAACAATGAGTGAGCTCTCCTGACAGATTGGAACTCACGGATAGTCCTTAGTCGTTATCATGGCAAAGGATGTTTCTGCGTTGTTCAGCAGTGAGTAAAGTCGTATCGCATAACCGCGACTCCCTATAATAAGGTTTTACTATGATAATGTGGGTGATTCCGAGGCGAAAAACCTTGTATTCATTTTTCACACTTGGCCGTATCAGGCTAAGTGTGAATGAAACACTCGGCGAAAAAGCCGTTATAATATTAGTCGATAAATAACTATAACCACAATAGATATATTAACCGATTCGAAATATACATCGAATATCACGAAGTGATATGAAGATGTGATGTTTGAAGAACATCTGTTAATAACACTGAAAGAAATATTATGAACTTCGATACATTCGTAAGCACCTTTCTGATCTGGACAGAGAAAGAGGTGGAAGCGAAGAAAGATGACGGTTTCCCTATATGTCCCTTTGCACGTAGAGCAAGAATGATGGATCTAATCCAGTTCATTGATGCCCGTTCAAATCAAAAGGAAATGCTTAGAACGTTTGATAGAGAACGTTATGAAATAGGTATTGCTTGGATGGGTGATGGTGAATTGTCTTACGATCTTGAGGCTTTAGCAGAGGACATGCAGAAGGAATTTTCCGATCTGTTCTTCTTTACAAGCACAAATAAGTCAGGACATTTTGTTAGGAATTTTACTAATTGTATTTTTATACAGTTGAAAAAAGACATTCTAGATAAGCGTGATTATTTACATAGCACAAATTATTATAATAGCTGGCCTGCAGAATATTACAAATTAATTACCGGCCTCGAGAAGCCCTAGCCTTTTGTTGTGCCATGTTTGCTTCTTCAGTCTTTTTATTCATTCTTTCAGTCATCAATCTGACAGAGGAAATTGGCATGCACATAAGCTCTGTCCATGTAGTAGCACCTCCACTATACAAAACTAAATCTAATAGGTTTGCTTCAATGCCCTCACGTTCTAAATCATAACGTTCAACAATTTGTTTAATCTCCGTCGGCTGACTAGTGGCTATCAACCTGCGAAAAAACCCGCGATATCTAACTCAATATTAGTTTTAAAAGGCTTACCACATTCTGCACATTGGGCATCCATTATGGTGTCAATGTTGTTTTCACTAAGTTGTTCAACACGCTCACGTATTTGATCATAGTCTTTCTTTGTGATAATTTTTAACCAATCGTAAATATCTTGGTATTCTGTAATAGGATCTGAATCTTTATCAGGTAAATGAACTGTGCTAATACAACGTGCAACTAGCTCAACACTTAGCTCTGCAACTTCCACAAATGTTTTACCAAATTGTTCCTGTAAGTCTTCTTCGCCTGATGCTTCAGCATTAATTAATTGTTGTACAATAGCCTGTTGTTTTACCTGCTGTATCTGTAATCTAGTCCTATCTTCGATAGTGTACGGAGTAAGTTCTAATCCAAAACCATTTTCAAGTTTAATTAATGTTTCGTGCTTGTTATCCTGTACACGGCTTAACAGTATGTTACCGTCTACTGCCATCTGATTAACATGTCTACACTCTTCATTTGTACATTTAATGTCAATTGATAGTTCATTACCATAACTTGCTTGTCTAATAGCCAATAATACAACTAATAGATCATTCACTGGCATCTGTCTTGGCTCAGGAATATCAGGGCAACAACTTTCAATTAGTGCCACTGTAGCCTCGCCATTAAACAGTGCATCAGGTGTTTTAGTAATTAATTCATCTCTTGCACTCATAGCATATACAGCAAGTTCGCCATCTACACTTAATTTTGGTTTAGGATCGTACCATTTACCCTTACTGGGTAAGGCAACGTATAATGCGGGCTTTTTATATGCCGCAATTAAGGGATTCGCTGTCATAGGGTGTTTTCTCCAAATAAATACATTATATATAAATGCATCCATTTGTATTTATGCATTAAATAGGTACTTAATTTTGGACAGTAACGAATTTTTAAATCTTATTGAAATGTTGCCCAAGTGGGCTACTGACGACACATTAATGAGCATTGTTCGAATGGAAGGTCGTAGTCTTCAAAGCCATATGGGCGAAGTCAATCGAATTGCTAAAAAATTAGGTATGAAACAAGTCCAAGTAAACATAGAAGATTTTATAGGACAGAAAAAACGTACACAAACAAGAATTGATAGATTCTTAAATGGTGTTCAAAAAGAAGTCAACTCTATAGGCGGTGCTAGAGCTGTAGATCCAATTAGAGGTTTTGGTGAAATAGCAGAAATAGGTGGCCGTGCTATGGCTGGTGCTGGTGAAGCCGTATCTGACTTTGGTAAGTTGTTTGTTAACAAGTATGCAACTGGTGCTAGAGTTGCTGGTACTACTGCACAATATGCCGGTAAAGGCATCGCAGGCATGGCGGCTTTTAGTGGAGCCCTAGCACCTATAATTATGGCACAAGAGAAAAATCTAAGAGCAATGCTTGAATATGGCATGATGTTTGATAGAGGTTTACCTGGTGCTACTGAAATGCGTGGCGCCGCCGCAAATATGGGTATGAGTGTTTCTGAAATGCTAAAAGGGCTTGATGGTATGCGACATGTATTTGTCAACGGTGAAGGAAGTCTAGCAGACAATTCATTATACTTCAACAACTTCGTGGGTAACCTAGCAAGTGCAAGTAGAAACGATCAAGGGTTTAATCAATTTGGATTAGTAGGAACACAGTTCATAAAAGAGATGGGTAATGTCACTAAAATGTTCTTTGAACAGGGTGAAATGAGTGAACTTAATATACCAACCCGTAGGCGAATTACAAAAACATTTGAAGATACACAAAAGATTGCTTTAGCAATGGCTGAAATGACAGGCATTAATAGAGAACAATTAATTAACTCTGGTTTAGATGCCCAGGGTAGAGATGAAATGAAAGGCAACTTGTTGCGAAACAAAGCCATACTTGAAGAAAAATATGGTGAAGGTGTAACGGTTCAAATGCAACTTAACGCAGATTTCCTTAATGGATTGTTTAAGGAGATGTTACCTGATTTAGCAGATGGCATGGACCAAACACTAACAGGATTTGTTCGTATGTTGCCAACAACTGATAATGTTTTAATGTCAGTACCTCAAGAAATTAACGAAATACTAGCATTAGGTGGTACAGAAGTAACAAAATCCTATGTGTCATTGGTTGAATCACTTAAAGATGGCTCCAATAGGGTTGAAGTTGCAAATAGATTTAAAGAATTTGTTAGACTTGCTCGTGAAATTCCAAATGCTCCTTCTGTGGGAGACGCAACACTGGATTCAGTACTTAGGTTAAAAAATGCGGCCGAAGTTATTCCAGATGCGTTTGTTGAATCAACAAGTGATGCTATACAGAAAAGAGTAGATCTTGCTGATGCCAAAACTGAAGAAGCAGATAATAGTGTAGAAGCAGTGGAAGCAACAAAAGTTGGTATGCGAATGTTACAGCATAAAATTGTTCCAGGGTATGAAAACCTTGGTGGAATATTTGCATCTACTACAGACGAATTGGCAAGATTTAAAAAGTTTTTAGTTGAAGCAGGTGTTATAAAACCACCAAATGTTACAAGTGCAAGTGAAGAACTAGCCAAAATGAATGAGTATAGAGTAGCACCTGGTACAAAAGAAGGACAAGAGATAATAGCAAGTGAAGGTGGATATGGTGGTGTATTTGATCCATACACAGGAGTTACAATATCTGATGACCAGGTAGTTTCTGATAGACTGGGTACAGGATCTAAAACAACATTAACAGGCCCTGCACCTAGTAGAGATCCTACTATTGAAATGGCACCTGCTGAAGTGCCACCAGTTAGGCCAGGTGATCGTGTACACCAGATACAAAACAAAACAGCGGCCATTAGAAAAGGCCCACTAGCAGAGGCATTAGTCACAATACTTAAAAACGCCGCCATAGTTACAGATCCTAATTTAAGAGTTGAAGTTACAAGTGGTGGGCAAATGCCATTAGATGAATGGAAAGCATCTACAAAAAATAAAGACCGAAAAGGCAAAAAATACTTTTTAGATGGACAAGCAGTACGTACAGGATCTGAAAGACATGACGGTGGAATGTCTGCTGATTTACAACTTAGATTAGGTGACCATTTGATTCCTTATACACACCCTAAATTTTTACAATTTACTGAAGCATTTTTCGCATTGGGTGGAAGAGCAGGCAGTGCTGATCATGATTATATGGGTAAACATAGAGGACACTTTGATATAGTTGGTACAGATAAAGGTGGTAGCACAAGATGGAATGCAAGTGCAGGATTTGCACAAGCACAGGATAGTGGACTAATTATGGCGACACGCCCTGAAGCAAATCCATATCTAAAAAGACTACAGGAAATACAAGCGGCACAAGATGAAAAGATTACTAAAAAAGAAACAACTATACAAACTGCCAATGTTACAGACAGTAATCAGAGCTTAAATACAAGTAACAATAGTGTCACTCCTGATGACACATCAAAAACGAGAATGGATGAAATCAATAAAACTATTGCCGCTGAACAGTCTAGAATTGATAGAAGTAATTCTGGTGTAAATGAATACTTTGGTAGAGAAACCAAAGGCAGAGAAAAAAGTTCAGCGATAATAGAAAAGTTGAAAAAAGAGTTAGCAGAAATGGTAGCAATAACACAACAGAATAGAACAAACACCATATTGGAGGCTAACTAATGGCTGACCTACAGATACCTATTGGTGGTGAATTAGTAACCATTCCTGAATGGGCAAAAGAATCTACTTTACAAAGTTTAGTAAGTGTCATTAATAGTAATGATGCGGCTAGAAATATTGTAATCAAAGCAATGAATGTTACTGCTGATGATATTAAAGGATTAGAGCAGGCAACAAGTGAACTTAAATCAGTTGAAAGAGAAAGTGCCTATAATCAAGCACAAACAATAGGTGATGTAGCAAGAAACATTGTAGGCAGAGCTACCAATATTATTAACCAATTGGGAGACACAAGTAAACCACTTTCAAGTATGACTAATATGGCAAAGCAGATGAAAGATACTGTAGCCAATGCAAATGCAAAAGGTGGTACTGCTGAAAAGATGCTCCAAAAGTTTAAGTTTATAAACGAGGAATGGGCAGGTAGATTAGTTAAAGGTTCTGGAATAGCAACAAATGCATTGTTTGCATATGGCGGTTTTTTATCTGCCAAGATTGAACAGTTTGCAGAAGCACAGGCTACTATGATTGATAGTGGTGCAATCTTTATGGATTCTGCTCAATCTTTCCAACATATAAGAGAAGTTAGTTATCAGGCTGGCGTTAGTTATGGCGCAATGTCCAAAACTATTAACAAATACGGAAGAGCAGTACAGTCACTAGGAAATGGTATATCTAAAGGTAGTGTTGTATTTGCTGAATCGTTTAATACTTTAAACAGAGCAAATGATGCATATGGTGACTTTGGACAAACAAGTCAAGAAATGATGGACACATATGCACAGTATATTGATGTAATGCGTTTAACAGGACAGACAGATACACTATTAGCAAATGGCGGAGCAGGTCTACAAACAGGATATCAGCAGTTAATGCTTGAAAATTCTTCATTAGCGGCCGCGACAGCATTTAATAGAAAACAATTAATTGATTCATCATTCGAAGCAGTAAGTGATGCAGATTTTGCAGGACCTAACCAGCGAATCAGAGAAAGCATGGGAAGTCAAGTTGCAGATAATATTGTTGCATTAAAATCAACTTTTAATTTATTGGGCAAGTTACCAGCCGCTGAAGGCGGATTAGGTAAAATTGGTCCAATGATGGAGTCAATGATTACAAGGGCACAACAAAACTTTGAAACAAATGGCAAGTTTACATTTGGTACTACCAAACAGGATCGAGATGTCATACAGGCATTTAATTCTGTAGAAGGTGGAGCAGAATTTTTGCAAAAATTACAGGATGGTATTATTGATCCTTCTGTACAGATGACGAGAAAAGAAATACTACGAGGAATAGCCAACCTTGAAGTACAAAAAGGTTCTATTATGAGAACTGATAAAAACGTTGGTGGGCTTATTCTAGATCTTAACAATGGACTTACTGGATTCCAAAACGCAAATAAAAAACTTGCAACCATGTCAGATACAGAAATGGCAGAACTAGAGAAAAAGACAGGTGAACAATTAAAAGCACAGGGCGGGGTAACACAAGCAGTTAACAGTGCGGCTTCTTTAATGTTACAAGCACAAGAGGCATTGACTCCAAACATGGTTGATATGTCAAGACTGATTAAAAATATAGCAGACGACCTATCATCATCAACTGGAGAACCAGAAACAGAAACAGAAAAAAGAAAAAAATTAGAAGAATTAATTAAGTCTGGTACTGTAGCAGAAAGAATTGACGCACAAGCAGAATTAGAGTCAATGGATAAAGCACCTGTACCAGTAATGCCTATGCCAAAGTCTGGACATAGTAAACGTAATTGGATAAGGCAGTATGGAAATTCACATAATGAAGATGGATCAGTGAAGCAAAGGTTTATTGGTGGATATTTAGGTTCTAATGAAATGGCACTTGTTGGTGAAGAAGGTCCAGAAATGCTTATTACAGATATGCCTTCTTATGTTAAAACCATTAACCAAATGGCACGTAATCTTGGCGATGCAATTAAATCAGACGTAAAAGACGACGGAACAAGAATAGACTACTATCCAGATGGTTACCAATTGATTAGTGATGGTGGAGGTACGAATTTTGTTGACAAAGACGGAAATGTGATGTATAATCAAAGTCCGACAATACAAGGTTACACGAGAAGAACATTTAGCAAGGGTGATTATATGGAAATGTATAATACAGAAGCCGCCGGTGCAAGTGTTACTGTACATATGTTTAATGGTAAACAAATTGGTCAGGAAATTGCGTCTGGAAATGTTCGTGTTAGTTCAATAGGCGGCGCCCTTGGCGGTGGAGACGTTGGTGGTTCCTTTGTTGAAGCTTCTTATAATGTTGGACAAGGGTTATCTATAACTGCTGAATCAATGACTACTGCTGATGGTGTGACATCAAGGGCTGTTACTGCTGAAAACGAAAATGCAGGTCTTACAAAACCACAAGATTTAACACTAGGTCCAGATGGCGAAGCACCGGGCGAATACATGGCAAATATGATACAAGGTGAAGACGGAGAACTGCCTGAAGTTATTAGACAATTTAAAACAGCATTAAAGAATATGACGTTCCAACAGGCCAAGCAAACTGTTCGATTGTCTGCCGAATATGAATAAATAACATTATAATATAGGAAAAACTCATGAGTTGGAAAAAACATTTTACCAGATACGATACTGACACTAGTACAAGCCGTGCGAAAGCAAATCGCTGGCAGAGCTGGTTGCCTGAAGTGTATTCTGGTCAACCGAACAGAGTAGAGCGTTATACACAGTATGACCAAATGGATATGGACGCTGAAATTAACGGTGCTCTAGATACAATCGCTGAATTCGGAACACAAGAAGACTCTGATACGGAACTTCCGTTCAGAATTAAGTATAATAATGATGCTACAGAAGCAGAAGTGCAAGCATTGGGAACTTCACTAAGGCAGTGGAGTAACCTAAACGAATTACACAGACGTGCATTTGGCATAATGAGATCTGCAATTAAATATGGTGATCAATTCTTTTTACGTGATCCCGAAACATTTAAATTGTATTGGGTAAATCCAGAAGATGTAAGCAGTGCTATTGTAAATGAAAGTGCTGGAAAAGAGATTGATCAGTATATTGTAAAAAATATTGCATTAAATTTACAGGATATGGTTGCTGTAGATACACGTAAATTACAAAATACAACAGCAAATGGAACATCAGGGTATACTACACCAGCAAAATCTAATGCAGGTGTATATCATGGTGGTTATAATCAAAATAACACAGAGTATGCAGTTGATAGTAAACACGTTGTACACATGGCATTGAGCGATGGCATGAATGTAAACTGGCCTTTTGGTAATAGTATACTAGAAAGCGTATTTAAAGTTTACAAACAGAAAGAACTTTTAGAAGATTCAATTATTATCTACCGTGTACAACGAGCACCTGAAAGACGTGTGTTCTATATTGATGTAGGTAATATGCCATCTCATAAAGCAATGGCATTTGTAGAACGTGTTAAAAACGAAGTACATCAAACTCGTATTCCTAATAAAACAGGTGGTGGTACAAACGTAATGGATGCCGCCTATAATCCACTATCAATTATGGAAGATTACTTTTTTGCACAAACAGCAGAAGGTAGAGGTTCCAAAGTTGATGTATTACAGGGTGGTGATAATTTAGGTGAAATTGACGATTTAAAATATTTTAATAATAAACTTTTAAGAGGTTTAAGAATACCTAGTTCATATCTTCCAACAGGACCAGATGATGGAACTGCAACATATCAGGACGGTAGAGTGGGTACTGCATTAATTCAAGAATATAGATTCTCAAAATATGTAGAACGTATTCAAGCAATACTACAATCAGTATTAGATAAAGAATTTAAAATGTTTCTTAAATTCCGTGGTGTTGATGTACCTAGTAGTTTATTTGATTTAGCGTTTACAGAACCACAGAGCTTTAGTCAATATAGAGATATTGAACTAGATTCACAAAGAGCTCAACTATTCAGCAACCTTGAGGGTGTTCCGTATCTAAGCAGAAGGTTTATCCTGAAGAAATATCTTGGATTACAGGAAGATGAATTAGTTGAAAATGAAATGATGTGGAGAGCTGAGAACAACGATATGAATACTCAAGACTTTGATGCCCAGAATGCATTAGGCGGATTGGGTGTTAGAGGCGGAGATATAGAAGGATTTACTCCTACACCAGTAGATGATGCGAATCCTGAAGAAGGTGAAGTAGGAGATGAGGGTGGAGTGACTACATCAGATAGTCCAGTACCTGATGATCCGGGAGGTGATGATGAGGTTTAATGAACTAGCACAGACAGCAGAGGGTGATGAGAGTCATAAGTGGGAACTTGATGATACTAGACGCCCTAAATTAACGCTAGAACATCTAAATAAAATGAGAGCTATGCGTGAAATGGCAAAAGCTGATCATATAGAACAAGTTGGCAACTACAAACAAATGTACTCTGCTAATACTGGTTCTGCAGAATAATACCGAAATAATTCAGTATTTTATTAAAAATGCGGTTTTATTCGCATTAACTATTACTCTGAAGTAAGACATCTTAAATATAAGTGTTATAACCTATAAGGAGATTTAAAATGAGTGCTCAAGATCGTTATACTAAAGTTATTGAGTCTCTTGTAAATGGCGACGAAGCAAAGGCTTCGGACCTCCTACACGAGGCTTTCGTAGAAAAGGCACGTGATATCTGGGCTGATCTAGTAGAACAGGACGAAATCGTTGAAGACGATGTAGAAACTGAACTAGATGAGGAATTCGGCGATGAAGAATCCGGCGATTTCCTAGATGACCTAGAGACAGACGAGTCAGAAATTGAGTCTGAAGAAGCATTTGGCGAGGATGATGACGAGCCAGAAATGGACATGGATGCAGATATGGATGCAGAAATGGAACTAGCAACTGACGACGAAGGCGAAGAAGGCGATGAAGCCGACGACGCAGAAGAAATGGATATGGACGGAGATGCAGACGACAAGATTGAAGCTGAATTTGCTTCAGTTGAAGATGCATTAAACGACCTAAAAGCTACATTTGCAGAAATCATGGGTGACGAAGAGCCAGCTGAAGAAGCTGTCGCTTTCGAATCTGAAGATGATTTAGAAGAAGCAAAGGACGAAGAGCTAGACGAGTCAGATGAAGAAGTTGAGGAATCAGCTGATGACGATGACGAAAAGCTAGACGAAGCCGCTGAACTGCAAAAAATTGGCAAGGATAAAGCTGTACACCCAGTGGATATGCCAGCAGGCGATGACGGAAAAGCATCACCAGTTGGACCAGGTACTGATGACATCGAATCAAACGGTGGACCAGTAAGTACAGACACAAAAAATCCTGCTCCAGTTAAAGTAGCAACAGCAAAAGACATGGGTATTACCCATCCTGGTGATGGTGCAAAGCTAAAACCTGAAACTCGAGGCCATGGTGCTGAGAAAAAAGGTAAGGCGGAGTAAAAAATGCTTATTGAAAGACTTTCATACGACCAAGCAGGTATTGTAACCGAAGCCAAAGACAATGGTCAAGGCGGCAAGGATCTATACATGGAAGGCATTTTCGTACAAGCTAACCAACGTAACCAGAATCAAAGAATATACCCTGGCAAGGAAATAGCAAATGCTGTTGAAAGCATTACTAAAAGAATTAGCGAGGGTTTTTCGGTATTAGGCGAAGCAGACCATCCGGAAGATTTACAAGTAAATCTAGATCGTGTTTCACATTTAATTGAAAGAATGTGGATGAACGGTGACGATGGTCATGGACGCTTAAAACTATTACCTACCCCAATGGGAAATATTTGTAAAACCCTATTGGAGTGCGGTGCAAAGCTAGGCGTATCAAGTAGAGGTAGCGGTGAAGTCGGTGGAGACGGTATTGTTAAAGGTTTTGAAATACAAACTGTAGATATCGTTGCTAACCCAAGTGCACCAGATGCATATCCTAATCCCATTTATGAGGCAATCATGAATGGCAAGCGTGGAAACGTTTTGATGGATGTCGCAAATGCCACAAACAATGATACAAAAGCACAAAAGTATCTCCAGGAAGAGGTACTTAAACTTATTGACAACCTAGACATTAGGAGAAAGTAATGGCAACAGCAATAGAACAACTCCTAAGTTCAGAAGTTCTTTCCGAAGAAGTACGCACTACACTTTCTGAAGCGTGGGAAGCCAAATTGGCAGAAGCACGTGAAGAAATCACAGCAGACCTAAGAGAAGAGTTCGCTAATCGTTATGACGCAGATAAAGACCAGATGGTGGAAGCACTAGATGCGATGCTAACTGACACGATTACAAAAGAACTTAAAGAATTCTCAGAAGACAAGCGTGATGCAGTAGCCGCCAAGATTGATTATCAATCTAAAATGATGGAACATGCAAAACTTCTAGATCAGTTTGTAATGGAGTCACTTAAAAAAGAGATTACAGAACTACGTGATGATCGTAAATTACAGG